AGCCCTGGGGCCCGCCATAGCCCTGCTGGGCCATCATGGCTCGGCGGCGCGACTGCTCATCCTGCTCTTGGTTGCGTCGGTGCCACATGTACAATCCGCCACCGGCGAGCGTCGGTGCGAGCTTGCCCACGTTTCCGAGAGCCTGCTGTCGGTGAGTCGCTCGCGCGAGGTCCATGCTCTGCGGCGGCACGGCCCCCGTGACCAGGGCGGAGTTCATCTGTCCGCCCAGGCCGCCGCGCAGGTTGTGGAACAAATCCTTCGCGGCCCCGACCTGGCCCGACCCGAACGTCTTGAGCTTGTCGAGGATCCCTGCTGGCGCGACGTCCGCGATCTTGAACCTTGCCAGGGCGCGCTGGACGCCCGCATGAGCAAACGAGGTGACGCGAGCCGACAGCATCAGACGCCTCCAAACGCAGATGGACCAACACCAGATCGGCCGCCGACATCACCGGCGGCCATGTTGCTCGGCGGACCCCAGTTGGTCGAGCGATCGAGCGGGTTCTTGGACGCCACGAGCCCGCCCGGCTGTGGTGGCTCGTCGAGCGCTTGAAGCATGCGCGCCAGGTCCTCCGACGACCGTCGGTCGCCGTAGGTGTTCGCCTTCTTGGCGTGGCCCTTCGCCGCCACTGTCCTGCCTGCCGCGTCGAATCCGTGGAAGGTCCGATCCGGAATCTTGAGCCGAAGTTCCTCCCCGGCGTGCTTGAGGCCGAAGCGCTCCAGCGCGGCAAGCACGCCCGACGCGCTCGCGCGCTTGACGTGCTCCGGGAGCATCTCGCCCTTGGGCGTGTGGTCCGCGAACTCCCGTGCGACCTCGGGGTGGTTGGCCCATAGGTACTTTCGCTGCGCTTCGGATCGAAAGGGCACGGCACCCTAAGTATAGGCCGTCACTCGCCGACGTGGATATGGTCGTTCAGGGCGACCTCGCCGCGATGGTACGCCGCACGGGCATCCTGCAGCGACGCGAACCTCTTCGCGGCTCGATCGGAGGCCGGCTGGGTTGCTCGGTGGAGACCGAGCACGGCTTCCATGTCGGGTGCGACGTTGAGCATGCCCGGCCTCCGATCCGCGAAGATCTGGTGCGAGAGCGTCATTCGTTTGACGTCCTCCACGCCCGCAGGCGTCACCGGAGCGTGGATCTGCATCGCGTCGCCGTCATAGTCCGCGTTGGTTCCACGCTCGGCGAACGGGTTGAGCGTGATCGTTTTGCCTTCAGTCATCCTCGGATAGGCGCCGATGATGTTGTGGCGGGTCAGCGAGGGTGCGCGGTTCACCATGACCGGGCGTTCCCTGGTCTCGTTGATCAACTCGTCTTTGGCGATCGGCGCCTTGTCCTCCACTAACTTCTGTGCATCGATAGCCGAATAGCCTCGACGCACGAGTCGCCCGATTACGAACTTGGAATACATGCCCCAAAGCATGTCAGTGGGCACCCCGATCTCGTCCATGGACAGCGTCGGGTCCGGCGCGATGGTCGCGCGCCCGCTGACGTCCTGCTGGCGCTTCATCAATTTGGACTGGAAGAACCCCGAGCCCGGTCGGCTTCCCGTGATCGTCGCGATGTACCCCTTGGCGCCGCGACGCTGCACCCCCGGGCTGACCGGATCGCCGACGCCGAACAACGCGCTGACCGCGTCGTACAGGTGCCTACGCGGCGCGTGAAGCTCGGGCCCGGGCAGAACGCCCACCGAGTCCTTCAACTGGTCGTTCGCCAGAAACGCGTCGCGGTAGAGCAGGTTCGCGTCGCCGACTTGGAGCCTGCCGTCCTTGAGGGGAAGGATCGGTCGAATGACCGGCGGCGTGACCGGCACCTTGCTGATCACGTAGGCGTCGGCGGGCTTCAGCCCGTGCGCCTGGAGAGCCGCCAGGTACTTGGCCTGCTTGACGGCATCGTCGAGCGCCGCGCCGCGCAGGCGTCTCGATCGATCGCGCAGCTCCTCGAGTCGGGACGGCACGTCGATTCGACCCAGCGCCGCGCGGAACCACTCGCCACCGTGGCCGGTTTTCTCCGTGAACTCCTTTTGCGTCAGGCCCAGGAGCCGGCGCACGGGCTCCTCGAATACGGGGTTGACAATCGGCTCGGACAGCTCGACGTGCGACCACTTCGTCCCGGCCATTCCGCCGGTTCTCGCGGGGTCGAACATCCCGCCGGTCTCGGGACGCAGGTCCTTGGCCCTGACCATCTTGCTCGGCTCCGGGAGCACGCCCGAGGACATTTTCAGGATGTCCGCGTCGGTGAGCGGTCCCAGCGCCTGCCTCGAGCCGGCCTTGGAGATCTTGACGCCCGCACCCGAGAGCATCGCGTGCAGCTTGTCGTACGCGAACGGCGTGCGCGGCGCGGGTGCGGGGGTGCCGAGCTGCACCGAGCGCCAGAACTCGTCGTTGCGCTGGCTCTTGATCGCCGCGGACTCGCGAAGCACGGCGCGGGCGTTGTGCGCGACGAGACCGTCGAACTCCATCTTGCCGATGCCCTTGGCTCCGTCATCGCCGCCGCGGGCCGGCTGCTGGTTGTAGTCGTAGCGCTCGGCGCCGTGCGCCGCCCAGTTGCTGTCGGTCGTCTTGAACAGCTTGAGGAAGTACGACTTGCCGACGAACACGCCTGGCACGCTCTTGCCCGTCATCGGGTCGACCACCGTCTCCTTGTCTGACAGGCCGTTGGCCTTGAGCAGGTCCTTGGCGTAGGCGACGGCGTCCCGCGCGGCGAACTGCGGGACGAGGATGGGCTCGCCTCGATGATCGGCGACCTTGCCGAGCGACGCCTCGACCAGCTGGGCCGGGTTGATGCGCGTGATGATGCCGGCGCTGGTGAGGATGACGTCGACCGGGCGACCCTTCTCGTCCTGGATCATCTGGGCGTCGGGCACGACCTTGGCGACCACCCCCTTGGCGCCGTAGCGGTTTGAGATCTTGTCGCCGACCTGCAGGGTCTCCTGCGTCTTGACCGTCGCGCTGTGGCGCTCGCCGGTCTTCGAGACATCGGTCACGATCCCCGGGTGGTCGTGCGTCCATGTCTCGACGACCTCGGCGTAGGGGCGAACGAGCGACTTGGAGAGCTTCCCTAGCAGCGCGGCGTCGCCCGTCGCGGTCTCTGGCCTCACACCGATGATGATCGGGTCGCCCTTCTGCAGGACGGTCCCCGGCCGGGCGACGCCGCTCTCGTCGAGCGCGTCGTACTGCCGAGCCGAGTACCGCCCACCGAAGTACGCGCGGTGCTTCTCCCTGTTGGTCTCGACATCGCCGGCCTTGCTCAGCACGTGATGGAACATGTGCTCGGACGTGAGCTTGTCCGCCGCGCCCTGGCTGACCACGATCCCGTCGTTAGTGTTCAGGCCGCGATACGGCATGTACGCCACGCGCAGATTGGTTCCCAGCGCGAGCACGCCGTCCCTGGTGAAGTTGGACTCGGCGAGCGGCTGGCCTTCGCGCACGAGGTCTCCCTCCTTCACCGTCAGCTTGTTGTCGAGGTAGGTCTTGGCCGCGAGCGGGAGGTCGTGATCGTAGTGCAGGCGGATGGGCCCGTCGGCAGCTCGCTTCTCGCCGCTCGGAACGAAGTGGATGTAGTCTGCGTCGATCTTGTCGATGCGGCCGGCTGTCGGCGCGGTTGGCACGATCAGCCGCACCATCTCCCGCTCGACCGACATGCCCGGATTCCAAGACTCGACCTGCACCAGGGGCGCCTCGCGGTGCAGCAAGGGAAGCGCCTGCCCCTGGTGCTTCGACGCCATCAGTGCGCGGTTGCCCTGCATGCCGTTGAGCAAGGGGAGAAGGTTGGTCGTCGCGCCATACATGTCCGAGGCGTGCCGTATCTGGTAGGTCACCTCCGACGACGCCACGCGCTGCACGGATCCGTCCTTCATCACGTCGACGATCTTCCCCGCGCCGAGATCCCCTCCGGGGAACGCGACCACCGCCTTGGCCATGTCGGCAGCCTTGAGGTACTCGTCCTTGCCGGTCCGGACGTTCCGCACGGGCGCGTACAGGTTGCCATGGTCGTCTCTCCGCGTGCCGATCCCGACGCGCAGGTCGACGCCGACCTTGAAGGACTCGGGCACGCGCGTGGGATCAATGATGCCGAGGTGCGTGGAATGGACGTCTCGGGCCTCGAGCGGAATCGCGCGCTCCGAAGCGATCGCGCCCTCGCCCAGCAAGGTGACGCGTGACGCCTCGTCGACAAGCTCCATCGGGTTTATCTGCATCGGGACCGCGGACAACGAGCTGGTCGTCAGGAATCCCGTGACGGCTCGCGTGAGCGGCGCGGCGGGCAGGGCTTCCTTGATTGAGCCCCGGTTGGCGTCGAGCTTCCAACCCAGCTTGTTGCGCATGGCGCGCGCGTCCAGCTGCAAGCGCTCCCTGACGAAGTCGTCCACCGAGTGGAACGTCTTGAACGCAAGGCTGTCGCGGTCGTCGACGTCGGCGGACTTGCGATGAACCTCGAGGATCTTGTTCGACGCGGCGAGCATGGCTTGTCCCGACGCCTTGTCGAACGGGCTTCCGAGCGTTACGCGGTTAACCTCCGGGTCCATCGACGTGGCCTCGAGGTACTCTCGGATGGCCCCGACGCGGGCCTCGGGCGTGGCGTGATTCCGCTTGGCCGGATGGATCAGGGCCTCGTAGAGACGCCCGACATGGGCGTCGGGAGATCGAAAAGCGTCGCGGTTGATGGCCGCGACCTGCGGTCCCCAGCTTCGAACGATGTCGTGGTGCGGGACGTCGAGCGCTCGAAGGACGGGATAGAGCGCGACGCGGGCGGTCGTGTGCCCCGGCTGCATGTACAGAAGACCCTTCTCGGGCTCCATCATGACCTTGAAGTTCGCACCCTTTGACAGGTTGAACGCCGCCTCCAGCTCCTCGTTGCCTCGCCGACGAACGTAGACGCCCGGCTTGGTCCGGAGCTGGTTGGACACGGAGTACTCCGTGCCGTCGAGTATGAACGTGTGGCGCGGCGTGAAGTAGGGGAGATGGAGCAACGTGAATCCCTGGGCGCGGCTAGCCACCGCGCCCTGCGCGTCGCGGACGGTCAGATCGCCGCGGACGCGCTCCGACAGCGTCTTTCCCTCGAGAATGGCCATTTTCTGCTCGCGCGACGAGAACTCGCGCGGCTCGATGCGGGCGTCGGCAAGCTCGACCGTCCACTTGCCCGCCTTCATGGGGAAGGCCTTGCCGAGACCCTGGATGGCCGCCTGCCGAATCTTCTCCCTGCGCGTGGTGCTGTCTTCGAGGACGGGCCTTAGAACCGGCTGTGTTTTGGTAGAAGCATCCGTCATGGGATCCTGTATGGCACTACGGCAGCTTCTTCCCCGCCACCCGCGCCGCCAACCACTGCCGGCTGTGGGCGCTGCGCGGGCGCGTCGGTGAAGTAGGACAGGATGATCACGACCTCGCCTTCCTTGGTGAAGGTTCTGTCCTCGAATCGAATCTTGCCCCGTCCGGCCCACAGCTCGTTGCACAGCTCGTCGTAGGCGGCGATGTTCCGCGGCAGGTTGAACACCTGGGTCGTCTGCCGGATCGGCAGACGCGGTCCCTGCGCCAACGCCTGCTGTGGGATGCCGAATGGGCTCGCGATCGGGCCCTGCGTCATCTGGTTCGCCTGGTCAATCACGTCCTGAAAGCCGCCCACGTTTGGCTTGTTCATGGCGCTATCCTATCTGATCCGAGGCGCCAACGCCGTCCACGTCCGCGCCGCCCGCGGTCGGGTCCTGCCCGGTGCGCGCCACGCTGATCGCGGCCCTGTTCTGCTGGTGGACCGCGTTCTCCATCCGCTCCTTGACCAGCGCGTACATCGGCAGGTCGGTGGTCTGGAGTTGGTGCATCTGCGACTGGCGCGTGCCCTGGTCGAGCGGCATCAGCTGCTCCACGACGCTGTCGGCCTGGTCGATCATCTGCTGGGGGTCGTAGGCGGCGCCCTGCTGACCGAGCTGCGCCTGCGCGCGGACCCGGGCGCCAAGCTCGGTCTGGCGCTTCTGCAGCTCGACCTGCGTCTCTGCGTTCATGCGGGCGTCGTCGAGCATCTCCTGCTTCCGCTTCTTGCGCTCCTCGATCGGGTCGACGTCGAACGGCTTGCCCATCGTGGTCTTGGAGATCCAGGGACCGTTCTGGGGATCAGCCATGTTGAGCTGCATCAGCAGCGCCTTTTGCTGGACATCGTCGATGAACCTGAACGGCGCAAGCTCCGTCGGCATCGGTCCCCAGCCGAGCTTGCGGCCGGCGTTGTCGGTGATCCACTGCAGGAAGTCGTTGAGATCGCCGGTCTGGTGAACGAGCTGGTTTTCTAGGACGCGAAGCTGGATCCCCGAGCCCATCGCGGAGAACCCGCCGTAGATGAACTCTTTCGGCAGGCCCATGGCCGCGATGATGTTGTCCTCCGCCGCTTGGACTTCGCCGAGCGTCATGAGCGCACGGGCCTGCCCGCCGAGATGCGTGACCTCGGCGGGGACAGGGGACCACATGATGTGCAGCGGGTCGCGGCGCCAGCGCTTGACCGAGTGCTTCATTTCGTTGGTCCAGGTCGCCAGGTTCATCGACAGGAGCGGATCCGCGTTCCCGGTCGACTGCTTCGGACTGACGATGCGGAGCGGCACGATGTAGTCCAGCGCGATCGCCTCGTTGGCCTTGCGGAGGACGGCCGCGTAGAAGAAGAGCTTGATGGTGGATGCCAGCGGCGGGAAGCCCCACTGGGCCTCGATGCCGGCGGGCGCGTCCATCTTCATGTGGAAGACCTGGTTCTCGGCGAACTTGAAGATCTTGTCGTCCCTCATGGCCTTGAGGAACTCCATGGGCAGGCTGTCGATGAGGTGCTTGTTGTTCTTGGCGACGCGCTCCTTCATCTCCTTCGGGATCGTCCAGAAGTACTCGCTGTGCCCGGTGATGGGGTTGTAGTCGATGTCGACCAGCTTGGGGTCCCATCGGATGATCGCGATCTTGTCGGGGCGCGTGATGGGCTTGTCGACGACCGCCTCGGGTCCAACGTCGACCTTGGCCCGGCACGAGGCGCACGTGTAGCTGAACGAGAGCTTCTTGAGGCGGAACTTGTAGCTGACCGATCCGGCGTTGGACAGCTGGCTGCACGCCGGGCACCGCAGGAACCGCACAAACGGCGAGTACATCGAGTAGAAGGCGTTGCCGTACACGAACTTATCGATGGCCGCCTTGATCAGCCAGCGCTTGGTCTTGAGTTTCTTGTTGTGCAGGTCCTCGTACTTGGACTTGAGCCCCTCGTTGGTCGTGTCGTACACGATGTCCGTGATCGGGTACGTGCAGAACTTTTGAAGCGCGGCGAAGATCTGGCTGCAGTTGAAGTAGAGGTACTCGCACAGCCGGAAGAGGTCCTTCAGCTTCCTCGGCGCGAACGCGGTGAGGAAGTCGAACAACGGCGAGCCGTGGCTCGACACGTTGTGGAAGGAGAGATCTGCGCCACCAGGATCGTTGTCCAACATGGAGATGTTTATCCTATAAACTTTGTAGACATTGCTGCGCGCGTCGTGTAACGGTGCGCAGGAGGTTTTCCGCGTGAACCTTGAGATTCGAGTCGGCGCCGCGGGCAACGGGACGCCCGTGTTCATGGCGACCGGAAGCCATCCGGCGCTGGGACGCCCGTTCGGGGCTGTGTACGATTCCGGTCGTCGGCTCTGGATGTACCCGGCGTTTTACCCTGCCTCGAAGAAGGTGTTGTCCGACCTGGAGGTGATGTCCAAGGACTTCCACGTCACGTTCTCCGATGTCGCCAGGCGTCACGTGGTGGATCTCGAGCACGTTGAGGAGAGTGTAGCGAATCGGGCGCTTCCCGTGGGGTTCGAGTTCGTTACGCCGCCCTACGATCACCAGGTTCTGGGGTTGTGCCACGCGTGGTGGATGCTCCGTGCCGCGATCTTCTACGCCCCGGGGCTTGGGAAGTCCAAGATCGCGGTCGACCTGATTCGGCTGATGCGTCACGTCGGCCAGCGCGGCACGGTCCTCGTCCTGGGACCTCTCGTCACCGTCACCAACTGGGGCCGGGAGATCGACCGGCACTCCGGCGGCCAGCTTCGGTGGGTGATCCTCCACGGCTCCCCGGCCGAGCGGGTCGACATCCTGTCCACGATCGTGGAACACCCCCCGGACGTCGTGCTTCTCACGTATGACGGAGCGCGCGCGATGTCCACCGACCTCGTACGCCGGGTGCCGTACGCCGCGGTCATATGCGACGAGTCTCACCTTGTGAAGTCGTGGGAGTCGGGCCGAACGGTCGCGACCTACGACATTGCGCAGAAGGCCTCCCGGCGAATCCTGATGACGGGGTCCCCGACGCAGGGAGATCCGCGCGACACCTACGGCCAGTACAAGGTCCTCGGCGACTGCTTCATGCCGGAGGACTACTCGCAGTTCAAGCGCAAGTTCCTGGTGACGCCGAGCCCGCGGTCCCACGTGGTGACCGGGTTTAAGAATCTCGACGTGCTCAACGGGCGGGTGACGTTCCTGTCGCTGCACAAGACGAAGGAGGAGTGCCTCGACCTTCCGGAGCAGGTCATCGTGGACGTTCCCTACGTGTTGTCCAGGACGCAGAAGGTGGTGCACAACCAGCTTGTCGAGCAGATGGAGGTCGATCCTAACATCCTCGCCATCCTCATGTTCGGACGACAGGCGTCGCTCCCGCCAGCGTCCCGCATGCCTCATCGCGCGGCGATGTTGATCAAGCTGCTGCAGATCGCGTCGGGGTTCCTCATCACCAATCCGATCGACGACGCGTTCTGCGACCAGGCAGAGCCCCATGGCTGCCGGCATCTCGAGGCCTGCGTCGAGGCCCGGATCCGCCCGCACACCCCTCGCTGCCTGGTGGACTCGACGAAGCTCCCCGACGTGCTCACGACGTTCGATGAGAATCCCAAGCTCGACGCGACCGAGGGGCTGCTCGAGATGATCCTGGCCGACCCCGTCAACAAGACGATCATCTGGTGCACGTTCGAGAACGAGTTGAACATCGTGTCCGCCATGCTCGATCGGCGAGGGTGGGGTCACGTCCGGGTCGACGGGTCCAACAGCCGGGAGGCCCAGGGGCTTATCGATCAGTTCACCGCGGACGCCGGACTGCGCGTGTACCTGGCGCAGGTCTCGACGGGCGTCGGGGTGACGATCAACGCGGCCTCCTACATGATCTACTACGCGCTTCCGTTCTCGCTGATCGTCTACGAGCAATCCAAGGACCGGAACTACCGGATCGGGCAGACACGGAAGGTTACGGTGTATAGGATGCAGGGCGAGGGGACGCCCGAGCCGGCGATCGCTCGCCTTCTCGACGTCAAGATCGACGTCGACGATGCGCTCACGCGACGTACTGATTGCATGCGATGCGAGCACAATCCCACGTGCATCCCGGCGGGCGTTCATCCGTTTGACGCCGGGTGCTCCGTGTACAAGAGGACCATTGACAGGCCGGTCACGCGGGCTCGCTCGTTCGAGGGAGCCGACGCGCCGGACATGGAGGAACCTTGAAGAACAAGACCACCTACGAGATGGACGACATCATGGGTCTCATCACGAGAGACCTCGAGGAAAAGGGGCTCGAGCCGGACTCGGCGTCGGTCGAGATCTGGGTTCGCGTTGACGGGGCGCGTATCAGCGTCAAGGAGATCGAGATCGAGGCCAACGTGTCTTGGAGCGAGGTCCCCATGCGGTCTCGTCACCGCGAACCGGAGCTGAACGACGACGCCTTGTCGGCGCCTGCGGACCTGCTTGACGAAGCGCCATCCCCCCGCAACAGGCCCACGTTGGCGATCGGTGACATCGGGGAGCCGCCGGGCACCGTGGAAGACATCACGGCCGCCAGCACCAAGATCGCACGCGCGGGTGGTGTAGGTCCGTTCTCGCCCGACCGCGTCAAACGGCGTCTGTCCGACGACGAGTCGACCGAATATCCCAGCACTACCCCAAGGGGGCGCTGATGGCGACCGGGATGGAGGACGTCGAGGACCTCATTGACCCGGCGATCAGCATGCCGTCCGACGTCGAGCCGGAGATGTCCGATCTCCTGCCGCGTGGGTATTTGTCGGTGTCGCAGGCCGCGACATTTATCAAGTGTCCGCGCCAATGGGCGCTCCTGTACGTTGAGCAGAAGGCTCGGCGCGCGTCCGCGCGGATGCTGCAGGGCGTCTTCGTGCACGCCGCGGTGGAAGTTGTGCTCAAGGAGATCCTGGCGACCGGCAAGCTTCCGCCGCTGGCGCTTGCGACCGACTCCTTCTCCGACGCCTTCGAAGCCAACAAGAATCTGATCGACGATTGGGAGGACTCGCAGCCTGGCACCGTCAAGGACGTTGGCATTGAGTGCGCCAAGATCTTTCACCAGAACGCGGGACCGACTTCCACGCCGGTCTCGGTCGAGACTACGTTCCACGTGGTGATCAAGTCCGAGGACGGCAAGGTTCGCCTTCCCATCCTCGGTCGCATCGACAGCACGCAGGTCCAGGCGCACACCGACGCCGAGTACCAGCAGATCCGAGAGGACATCGCCGCGGGTCGGCCGTCGCGCAAGCCCCTCCGCATTCACGACCTGAAAGTCAGCGCCGACAAGAAGAACGAGGCTGACATCGAGAACAGTCTCCAGTTCGCCACGTACGCGCACGTCGAGGGCATTCCCGACATTCAGATCGATAACTTGGTGAAGGGGCGCGCCAAGGTCCCGAGACCCCGCTACGAGAAGATTACGGGTGTCATCACGCCGCGGCAGGCCAAGCACGCGCTGAGGGTCCTCGAGGGCGCCGCACGCTCCATCGCGCTAGGTCACTTTCCCCCCACTGATCCAGACAACTGGTGGTGCTCCGAGAAGTGGTGTCCCGTGTGGGGACACTGCAGGGGCGCCGGCTGACATCGCAAGGAAACCGACATGAATAACAACGCAAACAAGAACACCTCTGCCACCACCACCCCGCCTCCGGCCTCGTCGTCCGCGAAGCCGACGGTCACCCCCAGCGACGTCAAGGTTTCCGTGGGAAACGGGGCTCCGCCCGCGTCCACGCCCGCGTCCTCGGCGTTCTCGTCCGAAGGGGCCTCGTCGGAGGAAGGCAACGAAACGGACAAGATCCAGTACTTCATCATCGTGGGGAAAGTGGAGACGTTTCCGGACGTCTCCAAGGCGGAGAAGTTTCTGAATTCGCCCGAAGCTCCTCAGTGCACGGTGATCTACGGAAAGGTCTCCCTGGTGAACGAGTGGTTCATCACGACGGGCACCATTCATCCGTTCAAGAGCCTCGCGAAGGCGCAGAAATTCCTCAAGGACTCTCCGCCGGCCAAGGACTACATCATGGTTCGTGGGCGAATCACGGTTCCTGAAGTACGCGTCTCGCTGCGCGGCTAACCGGAGTAACCTGAAGTCATGGAAAAGTACGGAGTCGATGTCACCGACACTACCAAGGTGTCCGAGGACCTAACGGTCACCCCGCGCTGCGGGGCCTGCGGCTCCAGGCTCGAGTCGTCTTCGAACGTGCCCAAGTGCCCGCGTTGTGGGACCAAGCCGTTCGAGTCGCCAACGATCCGGAAGCCGTGAGCGGAAAGCCGCGCAAGGGGTCCAGCGGCGCAAGCCAGCGGGTGACTGGCGAGGTGGTCGGACGTCTCAAGGCGATCCGGGCGCTGTACTTCGCTGTGATGAATGACCCGACCTACTCCATGGCCGATCTGTCCGACGAGTTCTACAGCAAGGTCGGCGACGTGCTCAGCGGCATGTCGCTGGCCGACCTGACGTATTACAGGATTTCCAAGATCCGCGTGCTCGAGCACGCGAAGGACGCCTGATGCGACGAATCACCGCCAGCCCCCGCGTTCGGGAGGCGGGCCTGTTCCTACTACGCGTCGCCACGCTGGGCTCGGCGGTCCTGGTACTCAAGGACCCCAAGGCCCGCGCGGCTGCGATCAACCAGCTCGGTCAGATGGCGCGCCAACTGACCGGATGACTCCAAGGACCTCATGAGCAACGCAACCGAGGAAGATACGCAGGCGGTGAAGTTCAAGCCGCCATTCGTGGCGTTCGCCGACATCGAAATCGGCGACAACATCAGCGATCAGAAGACGGGACGGATGAAGCTCGACCTCGAGAACTCGGTGGATCTCGAATTCACGCTCAGCATCGATCGGGAGGGGTTGATCTCGCCCCTAGCCGTTCGGGAGGGTGGGCCTGCTCGAACCACCGGCAAGCGCAAGGTCGTGCTCGACTGTGGATACCGCAGGTACGGCGCGATCGGGCTGCTTCGCGAGAACAAGGTTCCGGGGCAGAAGACGAAGGCGTCGTCCTGGAACCAGATCCCGGTTCGCTACGTGAAGGGCGATGAGGAGGACCAGGATGTCCGAAACCTAGTGGAGAACCTCCAGCGCCTCAATCTCGATCCTTACCAGGAGGGCGCCGCGATCAAGGCGTACATGGAGAAGCATAAGACGACGCAGACCGAGGTCGCCCGCCGGCTCGGAAAGTCCGAGCCCTGGGTGTCCCAGCGCTTGTCCATGCTCCGCAACTCCAGCGATGAGGTGAAGCAGGCATACGACGACGGCATCATTTCCGCGACGATGGTCCGGGAGATCACGGATCTGCCCAAGGACAAGCAGCCGGGCCTGGTCCAATCCCTACGCAAGCAGGCCGCCTCGGGCAAGTATCCGACGGTAGAGGACGTCAAGGAGGACATTGCCAAGATCCCATCGCCGAAGAAGAAGACTGGGCGCAAGGCGAACACGTTCGACCAGGACAAGATCATCCTTGCCAAGGAGACTTACGTGGACAAGAAGATCACGCTACGGCCGCGCCCGGCCCTACTGGAGGCGCTCGGCACGCTCGTCAATCGCGAGCAGCGTCACGCGACGGACAAGACCAAGTATCAGCTTCAGGCCATCGAATACGTGCTCGGCCTGCGTGACACCCTGTGAAGCTCGCCGAGTACGTGATGTCCCTGCGCGAGGGTGCGGATCCTCGCAGGGACGCCTCGTTGGACCCCGTGGCGCGCGAGGTCGTCATTCAGCTCCGCGATCACGCGCCGCCCACGCTTCTGGAGCGACTCGCGAAGCTGGACCGGATCGGACTGCTCAATGGCGATGTGCTGATGTCGTTGATCGCGCAGGCGCCCATCGATCCGCTCAACTTGTTCGCCACGATCCAGCAGAACAGCCCGGGCGAGTGGGTGTTCAGCGGGATCGACTTCGGCGTGGTTCGCGTGCTCGCGCGAAACGACGCGGGCAACGTCGCGGCCGCGGTGCGGATCGACTTGATGGACTCCAGTGTCAGCACGCTGGTTCTCAACCAGGCGGGGCAGCTCACGCCGTTCCGCCGCTACGAGCCCGAGGGGCCAGAGATCCTGGAGCGGGTCCAGGCGATGTGCGACGCGGCGATCGCGGCCGCGGCTAGGGAATTTATGCGGACTCGGCCGAGCTGACTAGGCCGAAGAGCGCGGCGTCCGCCTCGAGGTCGCGGCGGAGCACGTCGGACTCGAGGTCGCGTCGAACGAGACGGAGCGCGATGACCTTGATTTGCCGGACACGCTCCGGGGTCATTGACATGATCTTTCCGATCTGTTCGAGGCTGCGAGGCTCGTTCCGGACACCGAAGTGAAGGCGGATGATGGTCGCCTCGCGCGTGGGTAGTTTGGACAACGCTGCCTCGAGCAGATCGGAGAGCTGTTTCGCGTGGTATTCGCTCGCAATTTCGACGCCTGCGCAAAGCTCCTCGTCACACACGTCTTCGATTCGGACGACGGGGTAGGTGACGCACTCGACGGCGGACGCCGCCTCCGAGCGGGGACCGTGCTGGGCTGCCGCCATTCGCTGCGCGTGTGCCTGCTTGCGCTGCTCCTTCTGCTTGTGTGTAGGGATGTGGACCGTCGAGCTGGACGCGTAGTCCTGGTCCATCATCTCCTTGTAGACCCAAGTCCCCGCGTAAGTGAGGAACCTAATGTACGGCGTCCTCTCGGGATTGAAGTGCCCCGGCTCGATCGCGCGCAGCAGGCCGAGGTTGCCGGCGGCGATGTAGTCCTGGAGGGCGTTTCGGTCGTTGGTCTTGCGATGCGCTTGGCGGACCACGAAACGGAGGTGGCTCTGGACCACGATGTCCCGCGCCCGCACGTCCCTGTGCCGCTGCCACAGCCGGATCAGGACGCGCTCCTCGTGGGGGTCCGTCACCGGCCGGGTGTTTCCTATGCTCGCGTAGTACGAGCGGCGGCTGTCCTCTTCGTCCGCCAGGTGGCGGGCCACACGCGGACGGTCGCTTGTCCTAGGACGAAAAGACTGATCCATGCGGCTTCGACCACACTAGCGGAGCGGGGTCGCATCTTCAAGAGACCATCGACGCGCTGAATCCCCACGCGCGTCTCACGGCCGGGATGGACGCGCCCGGTCGGACTCTCGAACGAAACCAAGCCTGCTTGCTTTTACGGCACTCGGGCGCCTAGACTGCGAGACCGAATCAGTCGAAACCATCGATTGAGATGGTTACAACAACGGGAATAAAGGACACGAATCATGAGCGTAAAGAACAAGAACGACAAGGTCGAGACGAAGCCTGAGACCAAGACCGCCGAGAAGCCGGTCGAGACCACCGAAACCGCCATGGCGGCTCCGATCAAGCCGGCGAAGATGGTGCGGGCCCGGCGCCCCGCTAAGCCGGCTCGCGGACTCGAGCTGATGAACAAGGACCCTGTCGAGCTGGACAACGCGGTGGGCGCAGCGATGGAGGAGCTGGTGACCTTGTCCACTGATCCGAAGCTGCCCACGGAATACCAGAAGATCGTCGAAGGCCTCGTGAGTCAGGCCTCGACGGAGAAGCCGGGCATGGAGGAAGTCGTGACCGGGTGGAAGGTCCCGCGCATCACGATTAACCAGCCCACCACGACCGCGGCCGCTCGGCCGGAGGCCGCCAAGCTCGGCGAACTGTACACGAGCGAGGGCAAGATTCTCGAGAAGCCGTTCCCGTTTCTCGTCTTCAGCATCTTCTACGAGAATGTAAATTTCCCACAGGGCGCGAAGGTTCCCGCGTGCGTCGCCCCCGACGCGCACCTCGGCAACCCGTTCGGCAAGTGCCTGGAGTGCCCGCATCTGCCCTACGGCATGCAGCCCGGTGATGAGCAGAAGGTCACCGATTGCCAGAACCAGGTGGTGGCGATCGTGGCGACCGCGGACATGAGCAAGGTCTACATGATCCAATTCGCCAAGACCTCGAGGAAGGCCGGAAGCGCCCTCCAGTCGCTCGCGGGCGCGAGCAACCGGATGTGGGACAACAGCTTTCTGCTTTCGACCGAGAAGGGTACGGGCACGCAGGGCGCGTACTTCACCATGAAGGTCGAGCCGACGGGCAAGGCCAACAACGAGCACGTCAGCAGGATCGCCCAGGCACTCTGCAACCTGTACCGCGCGGAGCGCGATCGCGCGCTCGCTGGTCACTACGTCGCGATGGCCTCGGCACCTGCCGTGGCGGCCGCGGCGGAGGCGTCGTTCGAGGGCAGCAAGTTGGACGCAGGCCTCGCGGGGGAGACGGAGTCGTACGATCTGGGCGAGGGGGCGACGCCGCCGCCGGCGGGCGCGGGTTCGGTTCGGTCCTCTGCCAAGCCGATGTGACGCGTCGGCCGCGCCCTCGGCGGCCTCTGATGACCCAGATCCCCTAGCAACGAGGTGCGGCCGTGGCCCACGCATTGACCGTGACCCCGGCGGCGTTGAAGCACGCCGCGTGGTCGTTCTCGAAGATGGAAACAGGCGAGTCCTGCCCTGCGCAGTTCAAGCACAAGCACGTACTGCGGACCGCCGCGGGGCCGTCTGCGCCGGAGACCGTGGTCGGCACCGCTGCCCACGGCATCTTGGAGCACCGGGTCAAGGGCGCTAACGCATCTGACGCCAAGAAGGTCGCGCTGGAGAACACGCCGTTGACCTCGGACGAGCAGGACACGCTCCGCACGCTCGAGGAGCGCATGGACTCGTTCATGCGAAAGTTCGACGGGTTCTGCAGGCGCGAGGGCGTGAAGCGTCTCCTAGTGGAGGAGGCGTGGGGGATCACCGCGGAGTTCAAGCCGGCTGGGTTCTTTGACAAGAACGTGTTCTTCCGCGGCAAGGTCGACCTCGGCGTCATCACGCGGCACGATGACCTCGTTGTCATCGACCACAAGTCCGGCGTGGCCAAGGACCTCGCGAAGGACAAGAAGAAGCAGATGCAGCTGTGGTCGTACTACATCCTTGCGATCCCGAACACGCCGGGCGTGAACGGGGTGCGGGGCGCGATCCACTTCCTGCAGGGTGATGAGGCCAAGGCGATCCAGTGGATGCCCAACTTCGACGACGCGACGCGCGTACGCGAGGTGTACGCGCCGTGGCTGTTCTCGCGCATCAACGAGATCGCCGAGACGCTCGTCGAGCCGTTCCCCGCGAAGCCCAAGCTCCGGTGGCCCTGCGAGTGGTGCTCGTACCAGGGCAGCTGCGGACCGTTCCAGGAGACCTTCGGTGGCCAAACGAGCTAAGGGCGGCGGGGACAAGCGCGTCCTCTTCGCCAAGCTCGATCAGATTTGGAGCGAGGTGTCGGTCGCAGACTGGCTGCTGATGGCGGCCGAGCTTCGACCGGAGTCGATGTTCACCCGGCATGGTCCGCACGTGAAGGGCCGTTGCCCGTTCCACGACGACCCGGGGCCGTCGTTCTGCATCACGCCGGTCAGCCACCGCGGGACCGGGATCGCGAAGTGCTTCGGATGCAACCGGTTGTTCACCGATCCCGTGAAGCTGGTGGCGGCGCTGCGGCGCTGCAACCACGGCGATGCGATTCTGTTCCTGCGGAAGCGGTTCGGCCTGAAGTCCGTGATCCCCGAAGCGCTGTTCGAGCGCGTGCGCGATCACGAGAGGCACCAACAACTCAAGGGCGACATCGCAGATTTCATGTCGTCGCAGCTGCTCGAGGCGATTCGTCTGTGGCCCTCGGAGGAGGCCCTGGGCAAGGCCCAGCTTTACTGGGCGAAGCCGACCGTGGATTACCTGATGTCGCGGCGCCTGGGCGAGACCGCGCCGGGCGAGCTTCGCCCCGCTGGCGAGACCACACCCGCGGGACCTGACCCGTGGGGCGTGTGGCAGGCGATTTGCGGGAGCCAGCTCGTGGGCGTGCTACCTCCGTTGGCGACCGTGCAGGGTCACTTCGGCGTCGACAGCGAGACGTTCAAGTTCTACTCGAGCTACTTCGACAAGTTCCTGGCTGAGGGCAACAAGTTCGTGGGTTGGGTCGTGTTCATGATGCACGACGGACCTCGGTCGGTGTGCCGGATGAAGATCCGCTCCCCGAACGACCTCAAGGAGATGTTCTTCGTCGACGACGCGTATGAGGCGGAGATGGGCGGGTTCCGAGGGTTCTTCGGGCTCAACTACTACAGGACCTACCTGGGTCCGAAGTCCCCGGACGACTCGTACACGCGCACCGTTCACGCTCACGAGGGCGAGTTCGACTCGCTGTCCGCGATCGCGCAGCAGATTCGTCGCGGCACTGATGACTTCGTGGCGCTCGGCCTCGGCGGCGGCAGCGCCCAGCCGCTCGATCGCCTGGTCAACTACGGCGTGTCCCGCGCTCGGATCGTGCCGGACGACGACGCGGGCGGCGTCGACTTCACTAAGAATTGTCTTGAGCGGACGCGGACCAAGCTGATCTCGTTCCAGGTGTTCGCGTGGCCGGACGAGTACAAGACGTGGACCGACCCGACTAACCCGTCGAAGCGCATCAAGGACGCGGACGAGGCGGTCAAGACGCTCGGGTACCCGCGATGGGCTCGCGTCGTCGACGATCCGGACTGCTACTCGTCGATGCACGAGTGGTGCTTCGACCGGGTGGTTGACGACGTTCGACGGACGGCGGTCAACGACGTGCGCCAGCAAAGCCGGATCGCCCAGGAGTGGGGTCAATTGGTCACCGATCGCCAGGAGCTAGGCCGGTTCTGCAAGGACGTCGAGCGGACCTACGATCTCGACGCCCGCATCCTGGAGCGCGACATCTGCGCGAAGGACGAAGACGAGGAGGCGTTCATCGAGCGCCTCGGCCGCGCGCTGCTAGAGCACTTCTATCCAGTCGGCGTGCAGAACGCCGAGGGTCGCAAGCGGCTCCTGATTCTGTGGAACAAGTCTACGCGAGCCATGGACTCGGTGGTCCTCAACGACGAGCGCGGGGTGGAGACTCTGCTGTCGCGCTACTTCGGCGCGCTTTACGAGTTTGTGCGCGAGCACGTCGGCGATCCGTCATTCCTCTCCATGGAGGGGGAGGAGGCTGCCCTGCCCATCCCGATCAAGATCAAGCGCTATCGCGAGTACCTGACCCTGGCGCTGCTCAGGATGGCGCGTGGGCTCCCGTCGCTCGACATCTCCGGCAGCAAGGGCCAGGGCATCCACCTCGCGCACGTCGACGGGCCGGCGTTGCGCTCGTACCTGGTGAACGGACGAGATGTGTTCTGCCTCGAGCACGCGTCGGACGGCGGGTTCTCCGCGTTCCTGCTCGACGGGCCGAGCCACGAGGGCGTGGTGTTCAACACGGACGGCTCGGTCGATTCGAACCGCGGCGGGGCCTGGCTCCCGGGGCTGACCCTGGACCAAGTCCTGGCCAAGGTTGACGTGGTGGACCTCTTCGTTCGGCTGCGCGAGATGATCAACGACGGATGGTCTTGGCGGCACCAGGGACTCGACGCGACCTTCCTGGCGGCCTACGTGATGTGCCTGCCGGTCATGACGGCGTTCAAGCGGCAGACCTCGATATTCGTCACTGCCGAGTCGACGTCCGGCAAGAGCCGGTTCGTGTCGGGCTTCATCGGCGGCAGTGGGTTCTCCAGCATCAACATCGTGGCGCACGCGCTCGCGATGAGCCAGTACACGCCGGCCTCCATTCGGCAGATGCGGAACGGAAGCTCGCTGTGCCTGTGCCTCGAGGAATTCGAGGATTACGGCAACAACGAGCGCAAGGCGGTGCAGGTCCGCGGCGTCCTGGAGATGACGCGCGATCTGATCTCGGAGAACGCGGCCAACATCTCGATCGGCACGACGTCAGGCGAGGCGAAGACCTACCATCTTCGGTTCCCGATGGTGGCCGCGGCGATTCGCCCGCTGCGGGACGCGGCGTCGCTGTCGCGGTTCGTGACCTTCGAGCTTGTTCACGACTCGGCTCGCGTCGACCCCGCCGTGGTGCTCATCGAGCGGTACGGGGAAATTGGGATTCGATCGACGCGGCGGGACCTGGCTGTCGGGCTGCTTCGTCACATGGCCGAGCTTCGGTCGGTGCAGACGAAGGTCGAGAGCGAGTTCGCCTCGGGCGCCCTACTCCCGCCGCACGCCCAGGCCCGTTTTCGGGAGGCGCTGTATCCCGTGCTGACCATGCTGCGCTTCCTGAGCGAGGAGGCCGTGAGAACGGGCAAGAAGGCAGACCTGATACCCGACCACAAGCGATTCGCGACCGATTTCTCGAACTCGAGACGTGACCAGCTGACCCGGCTCAAGGCGACCTCGGAGAACGAGCAGATCTTCGAGACGATCCTCGGATCGGTGATCCACCTGCAGAGCGACCGGAACAGCGAGAGGATCAGCAACGGCACCACGATCCGGATCATGCTGGCCAGCCTCAACGAGCTAGACGACATCAACAAGACCAAGCAGGGAGTCTATCTCGACATCAAGATGGAGTGGCTGATTGTCAACTGGGTCGAGGCCCAGCAGGGTGTGCTCTCCAACACCCGGTACAAGCAGGACAGCCCGACGTTTCTCAAGCAGGTGTCGGAGCGCTCGCCGCACCACGTGGCTCCGGACCAGGTTCGGGACAGTCGCACGCTGGAGCGGCTGGTTGACGTGATGGGTCCGTGCCAGAAGCTCGAGCTGATCACGGCGTTCTCGATCCGGCACCTGCTGGATGCCGTACGCAAGCGACGCGATGACGCGTTCCTGCCGATCGCGACCAGTATCGCGCAACCCGACCCCGGCGCCGGCGAGACGCCGCAGCAGTCCGAAGACTTCATCGCATAGGAGGTTTCCATGGATGAGCCGATATGGGTTCCTGGGCGCGCGCTCGTGTATGACGAGGCCGGTGAAGTTGAATATTTCATGGAGGCTGTCGACGTTGATGGAATTCGCTTTTTTCTCACCGCGTGCGGAGGTCAACGCGAGGCGATGAAATGTCGCCCGCTTGAGTACGTAATGCGTGTGAATTGGAAAAATGCTCGGCATTACTACGCAAGACGCGCAAGGAACGAGCCGTAGTGGCCGTCTCCAAAAAGGTCAAGCTTCCCGTGGTCGCGGACCACGGTCCCGAGGATGTAGATCCCGAAAACCAGTCGCCGCGCAAGGGCATCGTGTGCCAGGGCTGCGACTTGGAGAACAAGAGCCGCGTGCCCGGCGCGGGCGCGCACGGCGAAGTCGACATCATGTTCGTGTCGGAGTCGCCTTCGTCGTGGTCCACGAACAATCACCAGGTGTTCTACGGGCGCGGCGGCCGGATCATTCGGCAGGCGTGGAAGGAGCTGACCGAGCTGGACAATCGCACCGGCGGCAGCCTCGGGATGCGGCGCCTCCGGAAGTGGGACACCTACGCGGTGCAGTGCCAGGTCGAGGAGGGCAGGGACCAGACCGCGAAGATTCACAAGACCACCCTCGACAGGTGCTCGCACTACCTGCGGGCGGCGATCGCACACAAGAGGCCGAAGATCATCGTGCCCCTCGGCGCCACCGCGATGAAGGCCCTGGGGTACAAGACCGAGAAGTTTGGCGAGGCCCGAGGCCGCGTGCTCCGCCATGAGATCGAAGGCCAGGAGATTCTGATCCTGCCGACGTTCGGCAGCAAGCAGCTGTTGGTCAAGACCGGCCTGTACCCGCTGTTCTACAACGACCTGATCAAGGCGGTGAAGATCGCGTCCGGGGTGGAGGAAGCCGCCGCCCAGGTGACGCTTGAGGAGCTGTCCAGGGACTACGTCATGCCCAAGACGGTCGCAGAGGTGAAGGACCTCTGCGATCACATCATCGAGTACGTCATCCCCGGCGCACCCTCGGCGTCGAGGTGCGCGCTCGCGATCGACGTCGAGACCAACACCCTGAACCCGCACAGGGCTGATGCCAAGGTTCTGTGCGTGTCGTTCGCGTGGGACAACGGGAGGGCCACCGCCATCCCACTGTGGCACCCG